GCAAAATAAAGAACGAGATAGAATTGTACCAGATGATATTATGATTGCTACGCATACAGGTGCCGCTACATCTATGTATAATGTCATTAAAGGCAATTTACCAAGAGGTGTTGATGGGCAAGTGAATATTGTTTTGAATAATAAAAATAATACGGTTAAATTTAAGAGTAGTGAATTTGCACAAGACAAAGAAATTGAGAATGTTCAAGACTTTGAATATTTTAAAATAAAACGAGAAGGGCAACGTATTGATACTTCTGAAAAAGCATTTGAAAAGATAATGACATGGGTGAAAAGTAACATACCTAGAAACGTAAAACTTATAGACCTTTTCAGAGACAAAGAAGGTATTATAGTTAAAGATCCTACAAAAGCAATAAGAGACCCAAAAGATGTTGAAAAATTTGGTATTGGTAGAAGAATAAAACAGAGACTTAGTGCCTAATGGAAAATCTTGCATCAGTAATAAATGAATTTGACTCCCATAACTTTATGGGAAAAAATGGTTTTGTGTGGTGGTATGGTGTAGTGGAAGATCGTAAGGATCCATTATATCTCGGACGTGTTCGTGTCAGATGTATTGGTTGGCATACTGATGATAAAAATTTAATAGCATCCGAAGACCTACCTTGGGCAGATGTGGTTCAACCTATAACTTCAGCCGCTATGTCCGGCATTGGACAATCACCTACAGGACCTGTTGAAGGAACACATGTTTTTGGATTTTTCAGAGATGGTAGAGAAGCCCAACAACCTGTAGTTCTTGGAACTGTAGGTGGAATACCAGAAAGAATTGCTAATAATTTAAAAGGATTTTTTGATCCAAGAGATCTGGAGCAACGTAAAACAGATCCTTTTCCACCATTTTATATTGATAGACCAAATAATGGTCAAGGTGCAAATATATTTGATCATGATGATGGTGAGAATGAATTGTTGGTTGGTTTGGGAAAATCGTCAAATGAGGAAGTTGTTGAATACGTTACAGATAATGATGCTGATAAAGTATTAGTGAATTTTCTAGATTCGTCTGGTGAAGTGAGAAGAAGTTTACAACTTTTTCCATCTAATCCTGATGAAAATCGTATGATCTTTGATGATGATGGTACAGTCAGTTATAGTTTGCCAAGCACAAATCTACTTTCAAGTGGTAAAATTCAATTTACAAGAAATGATACAACTCACAATTTTTGGGCAGATCTTAATTTAAAAACACACAGAATAACAAGACAACTTCACAATACCAATCAGTCTTTACACGGTAACTTTTTCAATTCCGAATTAGATACCAATATTACAAACTCAATACCAAATGAAGATGGTATTATAGATCCAATTTATCCTCATAATCATGTGACATACACAGAAAGTGGTCATATGATAGAAATGGATGATACGGTTGGTAAAGAAAGACTACGTATCATGCATCGTTCAACATCAAATATGCATTATCATCCAAATGGTGATAGAGTAGATTTAACGGTTGGTAGTCTTTATAACATGGTAGATTCAGATTACATAAGTCATGTAATTGGAAACAAAATTGAGAGTATTGAGGGGCGGCTTGATGTTGTTGTGAGAGGTCAAAGATCCGGTAACAAAATTTCAAGAACAACATTTGAAAATACAGATTATGAAATACGAGCAAAAAATTCTAAAAACATAATATTAAGCACTGAAGGAGAAGGAAAAATAAAATTTAAAACATCTCATGTCACATGGGATGGTTCTGGAGGTGCAGATGCAGAAAATAAAAATTATACACTTGAAAAAATAAATTTTAAAACACAGGATTCTGCAAATGTTTTCTTTAGTAATAGTGGATCTTTTACGATTGATTCTGAAAATATTTCAATGAATACTAAATCTATGACTATTGATAGTGCAGGAGCAATTACTTCAGACACTTTACGATCAGAATACATTACAAAATTTGATACAAATATAAAATCAACTGGTGCGCCTGGAATCAATACAATGAGTATCATAAATGTTTTAGGTAATACTTTGATTGAAAATGAAAATCCTGTGTCAAAGATTGCGATCAATGTAGGCCCAAAGGGGCTTCCTACAAATTTTGAATTGGGTCCATCTGGTTTATCATTAACTGCGGCAAGAAATGCAGAATTTACTTTAGCAACAGGAAATTTTGAAGTTGCTTGTGCTTTAGGAAATTTAGATCTTTTTGCTTCTAAAAATGCTAAAATGTCAACTGCATTAGGTAATATAGAAATAAAAACCACAGGATTAATAGAAATAAAAAACAAAACACAATCTTTCGCAACTATAATGGAAGAGTTACTTACGGAAATATTAGCATTAAATGTACCAACCGGTACTGGACCGAGTGGTACACCAATAAATTCTGCTAAATTTACTGCCATACAAACAAAACTTAGAGGTCTATTCGCATGAAAGATGAAGAAGTAGTATTTGAAGAAAGCACAATTTACAATAAACCATTGGAAAATGTTTTACATCAAGCATTAAATTTCAATGATCAATTTTTGTCATATCTTAAAGATAAAAAGGCTGAACTTGAAAAAATGAAAAAAGAGATAGAGCAAAATGGCTGAAAAACAAGTTCAATTTAAAAGCAATGTAAAAATTTTTGAAGGAGATGCTGGTAAAGTAGTAAATTCTATAGTACAAAATGTTGGTGATTTTAGTGATGATGTTGCTAATGGTATTGAAAATTTAAAAGTTTTTTTGAGTATTATTAAAGCCGTTTTAAGTTCAGTACAAGGACCAATTGAACAACAATTGTTAAGGCCATTAGATGCACTTATTTCAAGTATTGAAGATCTTAAAAACATTGGGTTTGGAACTCTTCAAGTTTGGCCATGGGAAGTAGGTAAGATATCACCAGGAGTTGACGTATCAAAATTAGAAGATGCTATTATTGCTTTAGCATTAATGAATACAGATGAAAATCCTCAAAAATACAAATATAATTCAAAAACAGGAAAATTGTTTAATACTGATACTGGAAAACAATTTGGGTTTACGGCATCTGAGGTAGAATCAGGTGAATCAACCAATTCTTCAAAAGTTGCTCTCAATGATTCTTATAAAAATGTGCTTGATTTTCTAGATCCAGGATCTTGGAGAGGACCATTTGATGAAGTGGCGGCAGATGTTTTAACTACTGTAAATAATTCGTTTAAAATACCTCAACTCACCCCATCGCAAGTAATAAGTGAAATAAATGCATCGTTTAATGATCCTGCTGATAGCCAAAGACCTACAGGAACAGGTGAATATTTTGCTCAAGTAATTATCTTTATGCTTCCAACACATGATGCTTTACGAGAAATAACTCAAGCATTTGTTGATTTCTTCAGTGGTATTCTTGGTGATACTCCAAATAAATCTCCTGATGTTGGAATTAAAACAATTGAATTGGGTGAATCGGTAGCACTTTCTGGTTTAAAAGATTTTTATGATAAAGAACTAAACATCACTCAAGATATATTAGATTCTGAATTAAGAAAATTAAATGAAGATAAAACAGGACTTGAAATGCAACTTCAAGAAAATGATTTGACTGTTTTTGGAGTTTCAGAGTTAAATGACATTAACAATCGTATAAGTGCTAAACAAAGAGAGATAATAAGATTACAAAGAAAAAATGAAAAATGGATAAAAGAAGGAAATCCTATAGCAGAAAAAGTCGTTTCTTTTGGAGATGTGACAATACGTAAATTTCCTGGTGTTGGGTCTTCCAAGCCTTATATGGTCAAACAAGCCCAAGGCACTCATTTATCAGAACCTATTGCTATTTATTATCATCCTGATAATCCACAATTTGAAAGAATACCTATGTTCAAACCTGGTGATAAGATTGTTCAAGGTGATTTTGGTATTAATTTTAGAGCAGAAGTTATTGAACATGAACCTATTAGAATAGAAAATGGGAAAATAACAAGCAATAAAGTGAAAGTCAAAGAGGTTTCAGGAGAGATAGTGCCTAATTGGTCAAAAAGAGGAGAGGGTAGAGCAGATCCGATAAGAAGATTGAATGATAGGACTTTTGATTTGGGAATCGTGGCACAAGGAGCATTGACCGCAACAACAAAACTTTTAGAAGAACCTCTTTTTCTTCCTCAGAGAAAAGATTATCCAAAACAACAAGAAAATGGTAAGTTTTTGTGTACAATAGAAGATGGTAGTCCTTATTTGCTCAATGTGATACCAAATGATCAAGAAGTTTTGTCTTTTATGAAACAAAATGATCCTGGTGAAGGTACCTTAACAGAAAGACAAAAAGCATTCACTGAACAATTATACGGGCAAGAGATAAGAACAAACCCAAGAATACAAGAAAAATTTGAAGAATTTGCAAAAAGTTTATCAGTTGGTGAAATTATTGAGCATGAATATTTAAATACATTAAATTTTTCTGATCTAGTTAGTGATGATGAAGAATCTTGGTTTCCAGGTAAATCATTGTCAACTTTATTACCGAATGGAGGACGTGCATATGCAATCAAAGAAATTTTTATTGGTGATTCTGTAAGTAGTGGAAACAGTAAAGAACAATTATTTGAACTCGGTCCTGAAAATGCTAACGGTAATAGAGAGATACTTGGAATGAATCCAATCAAAATCTCAATTGGAAGAGTCACTAAAAAAGGTGTAATAAATGATTCATATTCAAGAAACGGTATTCAAGTTCCTGGTGGAATAGCATCTCTTGGGATGGATTATACAGGCGCAAATGATGTCGGAAGAAATCAATTTAGAAGATTTGCACCAGGTATTGATTCATCATCCATACCAAACTGGAATTTTTTGAGAATACAAGACTTATATCCAGTTTATGGTGAGACTCTAGATGAAATACTTAAATTTTTACGTGGAATTAAAAAACAGGTGACAGATTTTCTTGATAAGATTAATCGTTCAATTGAGTTTCTTGAGAAATTTATAACAGAAATAGAAAATCTCAATAAAAAAATTCAAAAAATCATTAGATTTCTTGCAAAAGGTTTAAGAAAGGCGGGACTATATAATGCAAAAATAGAAGGTACTGGTGGACCTGCAGATTTTAAACAAAAATTACAAAATGCTAAAATTCAAACGGTCTACAAAAGACCATTTAAAGATATTGAACTTGAACCAGTCAAAGAGACAATAGTTCAAAAAAATCCGCTTACAGGTACAGATGAAAAAATTGAAGTTACCACATTAAAACCTGTTGTTAAAGAAATACCTGCATCAGAGGCAAATCCTGTTATAGAAAATAGTTCTTGGTCAGAACTTGATGCGTTAAAATATAGTGGAGCGTTTGTATTTTTTGCTCAAGGGCCTGATACAAGAAAATTTCAAAAATTTCTTGAGTTAGCGGGTTTGAAGTCCAAAGAAAAAAGTGCTGATGAAATAGCAGATGAAAAACTTAGAAGTATTTTAGATAAACTACAGAGAGAAGTTGATAAAATACAAGTTCAAGATTCGGTAGGAACTTTTATTAACGCAGAAAATGCTATAAATGTGCAACAAACTACAAAAATAAAAGTTATTTTTAAAAATAGTATTTTAACGGATGAAGAGGAAAATTTTGTAAAAGAGCAGTTAGGTGAAAATTATGATTTTAATCCTTCAATAAGTGAGGGATCTATTTTTCCTGCCACTACTTCTACTCCTTCTGAGGGAGCAAATTTTATTGTTTCGTCTGGAGATTTTACAACCGCAATTCCGTTAAATTATAATGGTGAAATGAATGACTTACAAACTGAATTTACATTTGAGTTTAGAGATCAATTACCAGCATCTACATTATATAAAGTAAAGATAAAGAAAACCATTTTTGATGTTGAAAATAATATATTAAGAGATGATTTCATTTTAGAACAGGGATTTACAACATCAGCAACTACTGTATCAGACATAGGATTTGAATAATGCCTTTTAATCGTAACGAACCAAATAATGATGATGGTACAACTTTTTATTCAAATGTCGCAACATATTCTGACACTGATTTTGAAAATGATACGATATTTGTTCCATTAGATACCTCTTTTAATGTTTCATTTACACAAACTATAACTGCTGAAACTGTCACAGTTCGTACTCAAAATACTGATGTTGATGTTGCTGATAGAAATAAAAGAGGGTCTATTCAACTAAGTAGTGTTGTTCAAAGCACGAAAGGAACAGCAAGTGATGCTCTTAATCTAAGAGCATTAAAGGCAACTTCTGATCCTGCATTTACAAATGACGAAGCAGGTACACCTCCTGTATTAGCAAAAGATCAAACTGCTGATATTGAAGTTGAGATGGAAAACCAACCCTCACCAATTAATCCAACAACAATTGATGAAACAGATTTTTTTTCAAATTTTAGTTTCAAGCCAGTTGTAAATTTAGCATCAAATACCACATATTTTTTCAATGTCACACCAGATGTGAAAGATTCATTTGACAAACCTGTTTCTTTAACTGTAGGTAAAGGATTTGTTACGGATAATACAAAATCTGTCATAACTTTGTCAAACCCTATTTTAGGATATCGTGTTGCATTACGAGATGATTTTGATGGAACATATAATGAAGGTGAAATCATTCTTAAAAAAGGAAGATCAACTCCAACTGCTAAAATAGTTAAGCAAGAAAAAACATCAAAAATTACTTATCAATTAGAATTAACAAGTTTCAAAATGAATGTCGCATATAGTGCGGCTAATCCATGCGTAGTTACATCAACTGCACACGGTCTTGCGGTAAATGATGTAATTACGATCTATGATATCGTTTCAGGTACAGGACTCAAAAAACAAAGATATACTGTAGGTTCAATATCTACTGATGCTTTTGTTTTAAGAAATACAGATACTTCAGGTTTCACTGCAGGTAGAATTAATTATTATGTGAATTTTGATAATGGTGATATTATTACTACAGATAGAACTGATACAGAAAATATTGAAACTGTTATCAAATCAAGACCTCGTGAAGTATTTGAGGACTATGAAATGAACAAACTCATTTCAAAGGTTAAAGGTTCTTCAAGTGGTGATGCTTTTGCGAGATTAATAAGAGTTGATGGACAAACATTAAATTATATTCCAATAGTTGCATCAGACACTAAAGAGGTAACCAGCACAGATTCTTTTTCAAATAATATGATTATTGAGCAAGAAACTGATAATGGTACTTTAAGATCATTTGTTTCTGCGAATACGAGCCCTACAAATAATGTACATCCTTTCCACACAAATGCTCCAATTGTTACAGGTTATGATCCTGATGCTGAAGCATCTATGACACCAACTGTAAGAATACTTTCTTTAACACGAGATAATCTAACTGCAACCGTTGAAACAAATTCTCCACATTTTTTATCTGAAGGTGATTCTATAGTCATAGAAGGTTCAGATCAAACATCATACAACGGAACTAAAACAATTACCTCAACACCAACGTCAAATTCTTTTACTTATGATGTAACAGGGAGTCCTGCAAGTCCTGCTACTGGTGGAAAAATTTTATTGAAGATTAGTGGCAATGAACAAGCAACTTCTTTTGGTATTGATTTTAGTCAATCAATGAATACAAGCACTATCACAGTTGCAAATAATTCTCATATCATATCGGCAAATGGAACATCTGCGACATTTTCAGGTGGACAAAATAAAGCATCAAGCACAATACAACTTTCATATGACGAATTTGAAAATTTAGTAAATATTGCAAGCATTTCTGCAAACACAGGAAATTCGCATTTTGATATAATTCCAGAAACACTTGTAAATGCAAGACCATATAAAATTCGTGTTACAACTGCATGTCAAGATCTTGGAACTACAAATGTTGAGTATACGAATTCACCAGATACAACTTTTGCTACTGGTTTAAAATTATTTGATCCCACTACAGGTAAAGAAGTTATATTTAAAGATACTGATCCCCCAGAAATACGAAAAATAAGTTTTTCAACAACTGGATCTGGTGACGTTTCTGGTAAAGTTCTAGAGAGTAATACTGCATCTGAAATTAGCAATCCAGAAGATTTAGATACTGCATCAATAAATTTAAATGATGAGTCAATTATTGTTCAATTTACAGAATCTATGAATACACAATCAATTACTGTAAATACATCTGATACTTTGCCAGGAGGTTCAATTCAAATGAGTTGCGATGATTTTGAAACCATTGTTCAGATGGCCTCTGCACCGACAGTTACAACAACTTCATATCTTAATGATACTTTTACTTTTGCACCAAAAGCAAATTTATCTGCAAATTCAAATTATACAGTAAAAGTAAAAACAGATGTTGCAGATGAATCTGAAAATCAAAATTTTCTTGTCACAGAAAATGTTTCCAGAAATAAAATAATGACTTTGGCTGCCGAACCTTCGGCTGCATATACTGTGGGAGAAATTATTAAAGGTACTGGTACACTCACCATAAGAGCAAATACAGGAACTTTTGTTGAGGGATTGACTACAGGAGAAGTGATAGTCGGAGACACAAGTTTGGCCAAAGGTAAGGTATATGATCTAAATGTCCAGACTTCTTTAATAAGATCCATAAGATATACTGAAATTCCTTCGGCAGATGATAAAGTTCATCCTTTTATTCCAGGTGAGAATATAACAGGTGAAAATGGTGGAACTGCATCTTTATCAAATACTTCTATAACTATTCCACCTCAAGGTAAAGTGATATCATATGATAATTCTAATCCATATAAAATTACTTACAGACAAATAAACACGGAAAGAGCATTTACTGCAGGATCAAGTTCAGCAAATGATAGAGTGGTTGGTGTATCGTCAAATTCTTATGGAAAAACAAGCGTATCAACCGACATTGTTGGACCTGGAATCAAAACAACAACCACTGCTATAACAGTAGATGCCTTGTTTAGAAAAACAGATGATAGTATTGTATCTATTACTGGAGGTAATCAAACTGGTATAGATGTTGACTCAAATGTAATAGTTAAATTCAATCAAACAATGAATGTTGATTCAATAGTGATAAATGCTACAGATTCAACAGTTGGATCAGAAAATATCATACTATCTTATGATTCAAATTTTGCAAATTGTATACCTTTGCAAGGTGACTTTTCTTCTTCAAATAATGACTCTACTTTTGAATTCAAACCTTTGATTTTGTCAAATACAAGTTTGCAATTAACACAGGACAAAAATCTTTTTTGTAAAGTGACAAGAACGATTAAAAATAAAGGTGATATGAATTTAGCATCTGCATCTACATTTTCAGGTAACTATGCTAATGTTGCAACAAGTCTTAGTTTTTCAGCATTGAACGCATCTGTCTATACTGATGGAGGTACAGAAGTCGTATTAGGAACTGGAACATCTGGTTCAATGCCTAATCAGTCTTCATCAATTTCAAGATCAAGTGCTATAGTTATACATTTTAATGAGGCAATATTATTATCAACATTCGCAATAGGGTCAGGTAATGAAATCCAATTATCTACTGCTTCAGGTTTTGGATCAGGACATGTAACATCAGTTTCATTAGTGAAGACAGGTGAATTTGGAAATTTAATTATGTTAGCACCAACATCTTTATTGACTGCAGGAACAAGATATTATCTGAGAGTTGTTCATGGTGTTGGGGGTACAAACGAAGGTGGTAAAGCACTTGCGGCCACTGTATATTTTAATTCATTTACAACTGTATCATAAGGATAACAAATGTCTGTAGGTATGAACCCAAGTGTTTTGGCAAATGCTATAGCATCGGCTTTACAAAAAGCCGAAAATAATACGGCAGATAGAACATCAGCAAGAAAAGAGTTAGCAACAGATTTGGCAAATGCTATAGTTACCGAAGTTAAAAAGGCATCTATTACATCAACAGGCTCTGGAACGGGAACTTTTGTGGGAACTGGATCAGGTCCTGTAACGGTTACGACCTTAACGGCAAAATCAACTGTCATTACTTAATAAATACTTCTATGTCTAATACTGCAACCGAAAACGATTATTTAAGCATAGGTGGAGGTGTCAATTTATTTGATGATGAAGCCAGATTCATTCTTAAAAACAGAAACAAAATACAAGAGTTTAAAGACCTTGATTTTCGTTTTGGAAGAAATCCAAACACAAATGATGTTGTTCTTTCCACAGGTGATAATGCAGTAAAACAAGCAATAAGAAATATTCTTCTTACACAATATTACGAAAGACCTTTTCGCCCTGGTATTGGTGCTGGGATTAGATCTTTATTATTTGAACAACAAGACGAAATAACCGCAAGACAGTTAGAAGATGCTATAACCGAAGCCATAGAAAATCATGAGCCACGAGCCCGATTATTGAATGTAAGGGTTGAATTAAATGGAGAACATGGCTACAAAGCGACAATCATTTTTGGCATTAGAAACAGAAGCACACCAGTTACATTCACAACATTCTTAGAAGCACCGAGAGAGATTTAATCATGGCAGAAGCAAGTAAATTACAAGTATCAGAATTAGATTTTGCTCAAATTAGAGAAAATTTTAAAACATTCCTATCAACTCAAGATCAATTTAAAGATTATGATACAGATGGTTCAATCATGTCTGTATTATTAGATCTTTTGTCCTATAATACTCATTATAATGCATTTTATCTAAACATGGTATCAAATGAGATGTTTCTTGATTCAGCAGTTTTAAGAAATTCAGTCGTTTCTCATGCAAAGGCTCTTGGATATATGCCAAGATCAAGAAGAGGTGCAGAAGCAAATGTTTCTATTTCTCTTACACCAACAAATAATCCAACATCAGTAACCATAGAGAAAAATACAAAATTTAATACCACCGTTGATGGTGTCACTTTTACATTTGTTACTGACACGGCTTACAGTTCTACGGCAAATGGTGATAATGCTACATTAACATTTTCTAATGTTACATTAAAAGAAGGTCAACCTCTCACTTTTAGATATACTGCTAATAATGAAGATGACAGTCAAAGATTTATCATACCAAATCGTGGTATTGATTCAACTTCAATCACGGTAACAATTCAAGAATCTTCAGAAGATACGAGACAATATACTTATACTCAAGCATCCGATCTTTTGACTGTTAATTCAACATCAAATGTTTATTATCTTGAAGAGTCAACCGATTTTAGACCTGAAGTCAAATTTGGTGATGGTGTATATGGGACTAAAATTAAAACAGGTAATCTTGTAATATTAGGATATAATGTATGTTCAGGTATATTATCAAATGGTGCTAGAACATTCACTCCAGTTTCAACGGTTGCAGGATATTCTGGTGCAACTGTCACAACATCAAATGCCGCATCAGGTGGTAGTGATGAAGAAACTTCTGATTCCATAAGATTTAATGCGCCAAAACAACTTGCAGTTCAAAATCGTGCGGTTACTGCAAATGATTATAAAAGAATTATTGAACGAGATTATCCACAAGCAGATTCCGCTATCGTCTACGGTGGAGAACAAGCAGATCCTCCAGAATTTGGAAAAGTATTCATTGGTATAAAACCTAAATCAGGATTGTCACTTACTACTTCTATTAAAGATCAAATTCGTGATGATATTCTAAAAAAATATAATGTAGGTTCAATAACACCTGAGTTTGTTGATTTAGATACAATTTTTATAAAATTAAATACGACTATAAATTATGATTCACGATTGACCACAAGAACATCAAATGCTATGAGAACCGCAGTTATAAACACTATTAATAATTTCTCTGGTGATAAATTAGAAGAATTCAACAATGAATTTAGATTTTCTGTTTTGACTAAATCAATTGATGAGACTGATACTGCAATTTTAGGTAATGATACAAAGTTGTATTTGGTAAAAGAATTTATACCCACAATAGGATCATCTCTTACATATACTATAAATTTTAGCAATCAAATACACCATCCACATTCAGGTTATATTGGTGCAATAACTTCAACAAATTTTTCAATAGTAGATGGTGAAAATGTGTTAAGAACGGATTGTTCGTTAGATGATTTGGATGGTATTATCAGAATTTTTAGATTAGTAAATAATAAAAAAACGATTGTAAATGCAAATTTAGGAACAATTGATTATATATCTGGTAAAATAGTTTTAAATTCTTTTAATCCTACTGCATTTGTAGGTTCTAAATTACAAATTACAAGTATACCGGAATCATATGATATAATACCTTTAAGAGAACAAATAGTTCAGATTTCTTCTTCTTTATTAACTGTCAATGTAAATGATATATCATCTGTCAAATCTGGAACTCAAACTTTTACATCAACTTCATAACCGTAGGAACTGAGTAGTAATAAATGGCGTTTGATTATTTAAAAGATACAGACCATATAACACTAGATGAAAAGGTTTCATCATTAATTCCTGGTGAATTTCCAGAATTTTTTAGAGAAGATGGAAAAGATCTTGTAAATTTTTTCAAAACTTATTATAAATTTTTAGAGACAAATGAACTTGTAATTTCAAGTATTGAACAAAATGAATATTTTGTTACAACCGAAAGAGAAGACCCTTTTTTACTTGAAGATGGTGATAATTTAGTATTGGAGAGTAGCAGAACAACAACTTCTGCTTTTTCAAAAGGTGAAAAAATAAAAGGACAATCTTCAGGAGCCGAAGCAATAGTTGATAGGAATATTATAACAACTGATACACTTATTTTTGCTTCTGATCTTACAAGAAAAAATTTTGATGTTGGAGAAATAATTGTAGGACAAACAAATAGATGTGAGGCCAAAGTTGTTTCTTTTCGCAAAAATCCATTATTTGCATCTCGCACACTTTTAAGAGGTATTGATGTTGATTCTACTTCTGAAGATTTTTTAGATTATTTTAGAAAAGAATTTTTATCAGATTTACCTGAAAATCTTGAAACAGACAAGAGACTTCTTCTCAAACATATAATAAAAATTTATAGATCAAAAGGTTCTACCGATTCATTCAAATCTCTATTTAAAGCCTTATATGATATTCAAGATTTAGATATTTATTATCCGAAAAACGATTTGCTCAAGCCGTCATCTGGTGATTGGAGAAGAGAAAACACTTTAAGAATCATCACAGACGATTCTAATGATAAATTTGAATCAAGAACCATTACAGGTCAATTATCAAGTGCCACGGCAATTGTAGATAGAGTAGAAAATTTTGTATCTGGTGCCTTGCAAGTTACTGAATTATTTTTGACAGATATTTCAGGAACATTTATAGTTGGTGAAACGATACAATCTTCAACATATAATGGTACGACAGGATCAGGTGTTACACAAGGCGTTTTAACAGACATCAATATTATTAGTGCAGGAACAAATTATCTTGTTGGTGATGTTGTATCAATAACTGGAGGCGGAGGTCAAGATGCCGCCGCAAGAGTTGAAACTATCGGAACTGGATCAATTAGAGGTTTTACTATCTATGATGGTGGTGATGGATATATTAATGGTACTGCTCTATCAGTTAATAATTTTGCTACAGGAGGAGATGGTGTAACCGGAGAAGTTTCAGGAATTTCACATACATTTTCATTTACAACTGTTCAAGATATTATTGCAGATGTTCAATTTGTTACATTAAATTCTACTGAATTTGGTTTACAAGGTAGCACTACTGCCAATGTAGCAAATACCTTAATTGAGGCTTTAGGTTTTGGTGTATCACAGATAGGTGCAGTATCAAATGTAAAAGCGACAGGATTAGGTACAGGATATGAAGCATCTCCTATAATTTCTTTAAAACAGCCTGAGATTAAAAAATTCTCTGAAACGGGTATTAGTATTTTGAATTTAAATTCAGATCCTGATAGTTCATCTTTAACAAATGCCATTAGTGGATCTTTTACTATAGATGAAAGAATAACTTCAGCGACTGGGCAAAAAGTTGGAACATTTCATGGTATTGTAGCAACCGAATCAACAATTGATGATCCAACAAGAATAAGATTTAAACCTTTACATTATTTGGGTGCTTTTGGATTAGGTAGATATGATTTAATACCTAATACAACAAATTATATTAATACAACTGCTCCAGCAATTTATGATATACAAATTGTGCAAACTGGAAACACAACTACAAATACATTTAAATATCGTAGAGGTATAAATGCGGCTAGTGCAAATTCAACTGATGCATCAAATACTGATTTTACTGAATATACAACCACTCCAACCACAATAACTGCTGAAAATCAAAAACTTACATTTCCTGTATCTAGCATAACTAGAAGTTCTACAACTGCAACTGTAACAACTTCCAAAAAACATGGATTTGTAACAGGTCAAAAGGTAATAATATCTGGAGCAACTCAAGCAGAATATAATGGACAACAAACAATAACCGTTGCGAGTACAACTACATTTACTTATACTGTTTCAGGAAGTCCTGCCACTCCAGCAACTACTGCTAGTGCCATAACATATGATGAAAATGTTGCGGTAAGATTTACTTTGCCTTTTGGGCATGAGTCAGATGACCGATATCTCATGTCAACTGTAAACTTTACGAATGATGATATAATAACGGGTTTTAGAAGTAACTCTCAAGCAACTGTAAATACAGGTGTAGCCGTTGCTGATGGTGGTATCAGAGGAAATAATGCGACTGTTGATGTTTCAGGTTTAGCGGCTGGTTCAGTCAAATCTATTGAAATAACAAATTTTGGTGTAGGTTATGCTACTCCTCCAACGGTAAGTCTTGCCACCAAAGGAGGAGGAAATGCAAATTTAACTGCTAATATCGGTGCCGTAGGTGTAACTCCAGGTTCATATAGAAATAGGGATGGTCAACTAAGTTCAGAGAAAAAATTAATTGATAGTAATTTTTATCAAGATTACAGTTATAGTTTAAGAAGCACAAAACAACTGAGCAAATATAAACCAACTGTTGAAAAATTACTTCACCCTGCAGGTATGAAAATGTTTGGAGAATTGAGAGATCAAGAAATCAATCTTCAAATGGGTTTTGATAATATTTTTCAACAAGAACAATCTGGTGATGCGATATTATTAGAAGATGGTGATAACATTTTAACAGAATTGTATTTTGATCCAACACATTCTATTCAATTAAATCAAAATAAACTGTTATCTAATGCCTCTGGTGGAACAATCTCTTACACTGGTAATTCTGTAACTATTACTGGTTCTGATGCTACATTTCTTGATTTAGAAACTGCAACTCCTGGTGGATCTGGTGTTTTAAGAAATGAAGATCAGACTAGATTGGAATTAAATGAAAGTACAGGAACAGATTTTGCAAATGATTATCCTGAAAATTCAACTATTGTAATTGATGATGAACAGGCATTCATTGTTTCATATGGTGAATTGCTATTAGAAAATTCTTTGACAGGTACATTAAATTCTTCTTCTTCAAATGTTTTAAGTACCATTACTATTACAAATACTACTGCCACATTTTCTGTTGGAGAAACTGTAACGCAAAAAACAGATGATGTATTGACTTTAGAACCTGTTACGGATGCTTCAAATACTACAACAATTGGTGATTTATTGCTTGAAACATCAAATACTACTTTTGTAGAACGATTAACTTTTAATGATCAAACTACAACGGGTTCGGGTATTGTTCATTCTTATTTTACTGATCCTGCTAATAATAAAATATTGATTTTACATTCTTCCAATGGAGCATTTTTAACAAGTGCAAATGCTGAAGGGGTAACATCAGGAGCCAGTGCAAATCTATCGTCTTTTTCAAATAATTTAATTTATGGTGTTGGCACAGATTTTGAAGATGATTTAAGAGTAGATGATGATATAACCATAGTCGGTATATCAGGGTCAATGAAAGTTACAGAAATTATCAATTCATCAGCAATTATATGTAATACAACAATTGGTACTGGTGTTACATTATATTTTGATAATTCTACGATAAAACATAATTTTTTAAATGAAACATCTATAAGAGGTACTACGAGTGCCAATGGAATATTAGATGGTAGTACAACAATAACAGGAGCAAATACATTTTTTGACAATGATCTTGATGAAAATGATATAATTACATTATCTTCTAATACATCACAAAAAGTTCAAGTGACTTCAATTACAAATTCTACTCAAATAGTGGTAAATACTGCCATAGGAGATGGTTCATTAAATCAAACTTTTAATTTTGTGGGTTCAAGAAGATTGGACTTTGAGAGAAATAGAACTGTTTTAACTTTAAATAGACCTTATTTGGGATCAAATAACTTTTTAAGAGTTAATGATACAATAGCATCAAATGGTTTTCTGTTACTTGAAGATGGAGTAGGATTGTTAAATGTTGAATATCAAGCAACGACTTCTACAAAAGGAAAATTTCAATTTGAAGACTTGTCTACATTTTCAGAACAATCTTCAAAATTCATCACAATTATCTGAATAAATAATAATATGCCAAGTTTAGTCACAACAAAATTTAAAATACATAACGCTGAACAATTCATTGAATCTCTTGATGAAACGAATGCAACAAATCTTTATTTGTTTGTAGGGAGAGTTGAGGATTGGGATGCTGGTGGTGGAGCCTTTGATGATACAAATCCACCTGCACCAACTGATTCAGTTGCTAATACTAATTACGATTATTGGAATGCAATGATTGCCGCTAAAAAAGTTACGGCAACGGATGTGAGTCATGTAATCAGAAGAATAAATTGGGAATCTCAAACAAATTATACTGCTTATACTCATACCAATAGTGATATCTATGCTAATAATTTTTATATTATATCAGATGATTTTAATGTCTACAAATGTTTGCAAAATAATTTAGCAAATGGTGCATCAACTATCAAACCTACAGGAACTGGAACGGCAACTATTGAATTGACTGATGGTTATAAATGGAAATACATGTACTCTATTAGTTCTGAAGAAATTTTAAGATATACAACAAGTGCATATGTACCAGTCAAAAAAATTGGGGCAACAGATGATGGATCAGCACAATTTGACGTTGAACAAGCGGCAGTAGATGGTAGTTTAGAAATCATTAACAAAACATCAAATGGTGATTTTAGAATAGAAATGACTGCAAGACCCTCAAATATACAGGGTGATGATCAAGATTTTATAGTAGGTGAAACTATTACAGGACAAACATCAGAAAACGAAGGTACTATCATTTCTTATACAAGTGATGCAAATAATTTAGTTTATTTTCCGAATGGTAATTCATTAATGACTAATACAGAAGTGATTGTTGGTGGAACTTCAGGAGCAAGAGGGACACTAAGTCAATCTGTATTTTCAACATATAAATTTGATGAAGGAACATTGGCGGCAGTATCTAATACAACTGTTATGACACTTGCATCAAGTGCAAATAATACTTCTGATAGCATTTATGTGGATTCTACTTTGTTTATTAAAAATAATGCCGCCAGAGGTGAACAATCAAAAATAAGTGCTTACGATGCATCTTTAAGAAGAGTAACACTTGAACACGCATTGACCATAAGTCCTAATACTTCATCAGGATATACAATATCACCAACTGTACAAATTGATGGTGACGGTGATGCTACGGTTATGGGACGAACTGAAGGTAATACAACTCATGGAGTCACTGGTATTTTCATTACTGTAAAAGGATCGGATTATACAACTGCAACAACTAATGTATATGCAAATTCAAGTCATGGTACTGGTGCAAATGGTAATGTTATTATCAGCCCTCCTGGAGGTCACGGTAAAAATGCTATAGAAGAATTGGGAGGAAATCGTGTCATGATTGATGTGAGAGTTTCTGGTAATGAATCTGGACTTTTCACAACTGCAAATGATTTTAGACAAGTTGGGCTTGTTAGAGATCCATTACAATCAGCAAATGCAAATGCGTTTTTTACTTCATCACTTGCAGATCAAGCAGTAAAATTATCATTAACTGATGTTACAAGTTTTCAAGAAGACGAGACTGTAAAAATGCCACAAATTTATCAAGGTAATGGTTTAGCAAATAGTACCGCTAATGGTGTGCTTATTGATTTAAAAAATAATGTCATGAGATTAAACAGAATACAAGGTGATTTCTCATCAAATTCAACCGTCAATACAATCACTGGTGCCACATCAGGTGGTACTGCAACAATTATTACGAGTGGTGTTACCGATCCTGATATGAAGCCATATAGTGGAGACATACTATATATTGAGAATAGAAAACCAGTAACAAGATTAGACGATCAAGTTGAGGATTTTAAAATAGTCCTGGAGTTTTAATAAATGCCTAAATTAACGCAAGATTTTAACATTTCACCATATTATGACGATTTTGATAGCACTAAGAATTTTTATAAAATTCTTTTTCGTCCAGGGTTCTCGGTACAAGCCAGAGAACTTTCCCAACTTCAAACCATTTTACAAAAACAAATTGAAACACTTGGAGATTATGTATTTTCTGATGGTGCAAAAGTTTATGGTGGTGAAGTCACTCTAAATACAACTCTTAATTCCTTGCAACTAAAAACAAATTATTCTGGTGACGAAATAGATGTAACGAACTTTGAGGATAGAATTATAACAGGTCAAACATCAGGTGCTAGGGCTTTGATTATAAAATCAGTGGCATTTACACAAACATCATTAAATACTTTAATTATTAATTACCTTGATGAAAAAACATTTGTTGACGATGAAATTATACAAACTACAACTTCAGGTACATTATCTACATATTTTGCTAATGTGGCAGGTGCGGCTGAAGGGTTAACAGGTGTAACTACATTAGTCACTTCAATCTCATCTGATGTTACTTCAACCGTAAGCATATCAGAAGCAATTTATTACATTGGAGGTTATTTCGTATATGTTGAACCTCAAACAATTGTTTTAGATCGTTTAGGAAATACTCCAACTTATAGAATTGGATTAACTGTAAATGAAGAACTTATCACAAGCGTAGACGATACAAGTTTACTTGATAATGCTTTAGGTTCTTCAAATTATTCTGCTCCAGGTGCAAATCGTTATAAAATATCATTGACATTTTCTAAGAAAGATATTTTTGAATCTGGTGTTCCTGTCGTATCATCAGGTGTAACTTTTTCATCAGCATCAAATACAGTTACTATCACTACTTCAACTGATCACAATTTATCTGCTGGAGATTTAGTAGTTGTTTCAAATACGACACAAGCAGAATATTTAGGTAAACATACAATTGCAAGCGTTCCATCTGGTAC